ACAGGACGCGCATACGTCGTGCGCATATTCCCATACATGTACAGGTTGCGGAACGTCGTGAAGTCCATGTAGTTTAACAACTGCTCGTCGGCGTAGTTTTGTCCTACGGACGACGCGCGCCAGCTATCACGTTTCCAGTTTCCAAAAGTAGACCCCACACCGGCTTGGGTGGGGGTGTAAATTTGTTGTTGCGTAACCGTGTTGAATTCCACTGGATTACGCATCCACTGCCAGTCTTCCTTGGTCGTTTGCACATCGACCCAAGCACTATTAATCCAGCTTGACATCCGGTAGGACTCACCGGTCAAACCAGTAACGGTAGTCAGCGGCGTGCTGGCGCCAGAGACGCCACACTCCACGCGCAGCCGGTTGATAAGCTGGAGATAGTTCACTGGGTCGCCTTGTGTTTAAGCAGGTTCAGCCAATACGTTTGAAAGCCATGCACGGCAACGAGGGTTCTCGTCGCTTAGCATTTCAAAAGGATAGGCCAAGCCGTGGCGCGCAATCATGTCAATCTGATCAGGCGCTCCCGGGTTGCGGGTTATTTGGCTGTATTTGGTTTCCTTCATACGCGCCAAGATTTCGACATACTTGCGACGAACGCGCATTGGCACGCCGCGCAGAATAGGTTGATTAGTTCCGTTGCAATTGAGAATCACATGAGGGGATTGGTTTTCGTCAGTGCTAGCATGCACCATGACTTCGACCATCTCGTTCATGAACGCTTCACTTGCTGCAAGCTCACGAAGGCCTACAACTTGGGAAACTGGATCAACTGTTGGTGTGTCGTCTAGGATTTCAATGCCTGCGACTACTTCTTTTTTTGCCATCTTCATTCTCCGTTAGGTTTAAAAAATCGGTCTGCCAAAAAGCAGGCTGCCCGAAGGCAACCTGCGAAACCCTCCGTTAGGAGAGATGGCAACAATTACTGGGCTGAGCCGGGCATGTCCATGCAATCAGAGTACGCGGCTGTGATGCCAGAGGCAGACAGGTCGGTAGTAGCTGGCGTGAACGTAGCGGCAGAACTGGTAGTGACTTTGATCAAACCGACCAAAGTTGTACCGGCTGTAACTTGACCGGGCACTGGACATGGATCGCCAGCGGCATTGATAGGACCTTGTACAGTCGACACGGTTCCGGCAGCGGTAATCCAAACTGCAAACAGACAAGCCTGTGATGCAGCCAAAGCTGTACCGGCAGTGAATGTCAAGTTGTCAGTAGCAGCCTTAGACTTAAAAATACCATTGCTTGTAAAAGTCAAAGTATTAGTAGTCTTAAAAGTTGCACTGTTAGTGCCTTCAGCTAGGCCGGCAGCGGTCAGGGAGAGAAAGCCACTATTGGCTTGTTCGATGTTGTATGACATGATTTATTCCTTTAAGAAAATTAGACAGTTGCTGAGAACGGAGTTACTTCCGTGCCAGTCGCAGCAGTAAACACGCGCACGGCAAAGGTGCCGGTAATCACATCGATAATCTCGATGTGATCGCCGATGATGCCGCCTGTGGTGGTGCCGTTAAGTGTGATGGTGTCACTGCTGGCCGAGACCGTGGCAAAACCCAAGACTGCTGCCGTGTTGTCACTGACCACATACGCCCGACCAGACATCACGTCAGTGGCGTTAGCCACTTTGATGGTTGTCGAGTTAGACGTTATTGTTGAACCAATGATAAATCGGTAGACAGAGCCCGTGCCGGTAGCAGCAGGCAAAGTGACTGCGCAACCTGCCACAGCACTGATCACTGTCGTACGCCCTGCATGCACATCTTTCGTGCAAGTAAGCGTTGCGCCGGTAATGCTGACTGGTGGTGTGGACAGCACTGAGCCGTTCATATCACCAAGCAGCACCCCTTCGTTAACAAGGCTATAAAAAGATTTATTGCTCATGTTGTTCTCCTTAGAGAGCCGTTACGCCAGCTTCAATACGAGCCATGAAGGCGTCGTTTAGACGCACAGTCGCGAAGTATGTTGAAGCGCCCACGTAGCCGAATTGGCCCAATGGGTTGGCATGGTTGGTCTGTGATGCTTTGAGGACCACAGGCTTGATGGCAGACATACCCTTGAGAGCAACTTGGCCCCAGCAGTCTTCGCCAATGATGATGAAGGGATACACGTCAACGTTAGCATTGCCAACAGACAACATGCCGTTCAAGGTTGCAGAGCCAGCAGCAGCGAAGGATTTCAACAGGGGTGAGCTGATGAAACGGAAGTCTTCGCAAGCACCGACTTCACGGTCATGGATTGGCTTAAATGAACCGTACTCTTCCACGCGGGTGAAGCCGGGCAAGTTACGGATGTCGCTAACAGCGTCAGTGTGGCAGAAGATAACGTATGCAGGCTGCACAGCGCGAGTGCCGAAGTTGACACCGGGAGCCAGACGGCTGGTCACGCGGCGTGAACGGTTGGACTCAAGCGTACGAGCTGCTTTACGAATTGCGTTCAAGCTGATCGCTGTGTTGATCGCAGAGCGGCTAGAACCGTTTGCGTAGATCACAGTAGAACCGGCTTTCAACACACCGTAACGAACCATCTCCATCACCTCAGCCAGAGTCTCGCCTGTGAGCTTGACCATTTCGCCGGGGATGTCATCTTCGTACAGCTGCTCAACTTTGCTGGAGTACTTAAACAGCACGCCATATTGTTGAAACTGGACAGACACGTCTTGAAAAGAGATCGTGTTTGCGTTTGGTGTCACACCCTCAGCCAACACAAAGTTGGAAGCGGTGATGTCAGGAGTACCAACGTAGCGAGAAGAGTTCTCGATTGTTGTACCTGCGGTAGATGCGCCAAAAGGCAGAGTACGACGGAACACCAAGGTGTCTGTCGAGTTCTGTGGCATCTCACGTTGAGTACCGAAGTCGCCCAAAACAGTGATGGGCTGTGCGTGTTCAAGCATACCTTGGGCTGCGCGGATTAGATTTCGCGAGGCTACGGTGCCGTAATTTTGAATAGACATGGTCTAGTTTCCTTTTCTGAAGATTGAGTTAATAGCCGCGTTCTTTGAGCTCTCGCTCACGTTTCTTGGCTTCATAGTTCCACATTTCCGCTGGTGACATGTCGCCAAGTGTTTTAGGCGGCGGGGTCTGGCCAGTTCGAGTTGTCGCGGCGGCAGCGAGACGTGCTCCGCGCTCTTGCTTGATGTCACCGGCTGATCGCGTTTGAGCTGTTGAAAATAAATCCAACATCTTGATCGCGTCTTTGGCAATAGGGCTGTCGGCCAAAGCTCTGGTCTGTGGGTTTTGTACAGTAAACCATTGCGCAAATTCGGTCGTGTTGATCGTCTCGCGCCAGTTTTCGTACTTACCTTCGATTCGTGCTTCTTCCATGAGGCGACCCATCTCAGCCTTGGTGTTAGCAACTTCCTGCTGTACAAACTGAGCCACCGCTTCCGGTGACAAACTTTGTTGCTGAGAAGGCACTCCAATTTTGGATGTGACGTATTCCTCCATTGCCCCGGCCCACTCCGGGAAATCTTGCTTGAGCTGCTCCCACTTCTCGGGGTTCTTGGCTGCGCTGCTAATAGCTGTCTGCGTAGGCGTTTCTTGCATTGCTGCTTGACGCGCCTGCTGAGCATCTCTTTGCATCGCTGCCACGCGACCCTCAGTCGTTTTGACATGGTGCAGCAGTTGAGCATTTGCCTGTGCTAAATCATCAATCTGTGCCAGTTTGGCACGGACCGTCAGGGATAGCCCAGCTAAGGGATCTTCCGGCTGTTCAGGTTCGATTTGCTCTTGTTCAAGATCAAGGTCCTGCGGCGTTTCCGGCGCAGCGGCTAAAGAATCAGATGCGGACGTATCACCGTCGGCATTCAATTTTGACGCCTCTTCATCCCACAAGTTTTGCACTTCTTCCGAAGACAGTTGGTTTTCTTCCACTTTTTGCTCTCCAAATAAAGGCCGTCTTTCAACGGCCCACTAAAAAGGCCAAGCGGGACGTTAATCCGGCTCGACCACCACACCCCGAGTTGCCGCATTTGGCAAGTCGAGAAATCTTTTTAGCATGCGTATCTCACCCCGCAACGCCGCTGTCTCAACATCGGAGAGGGCGACAGCGTCGTTCTTGGTTCTGGCTTGCTCAAGCTGGGCTTCCGCCCACTTGCGCAAAACATGCCATGTGCTTGATGAGTAATCAGTCATAGAAAAAGCCAGCTCGGGGGCTGGCTTTGGTAAATTTTGGGCGCACTTCGCCCAAAGAAATTTTATAACAGATCGTGGCGCTTATGCAACAGTTATCTTTGGTCATTTTTAAGAAGGGTTTTCGGGTGTTGTAGTTGGGGCTTCTGTAGCCGGAACCGGCTTTTCGTCCATCTTTTTGCGAACGATTCCTTTAACCCCGGTCTTCAGCCCCTTACTGCGTAGGACTTCGCCTATGAGGCCCAGCTCTTGTTGGGCCAGTGACGGTTGCCCGGCTCGGTCTAACTGGGCCTTGGTTGGATCTGGCGCCTTCTTGTCAAAGGTTTCGGTGAACTCACCCGGTTTATCTTGAAAATTGTTTTCGTCGTACTCGATGGTGTACATCGTAGGGGCTCGTTGGATACCGCCGTCGCTATCTACTTGTTCAGCGCCTTCCGTCTGGCCAACTACACGAACTTTGCTGGCGTCAATAACTTTTTGCGTTGCATTGCCGTCAGCGTCTGGCGCACCTGCCACGTAAAAATACTCAGGTTGTGGGGTACCGTTCTCGTCAACCCCGCCCCCGCCTTTGGTTACGCCGGCCAAGATTTTTGTTTGCTTGGCAATTGGGTTTTGCCGGACCATTGAGTACCCCGGGCTCTCAGAAATTTCAGTCATTCCGGCATAGCCCGTTGGCGCCGTGGCGCCAGTTAACCGACCCGACGCCTTATCGGCCGTGTAGAACTGACCACTGGTTGTCCCAAGAGGATCGTACGTGCCGCCGTAGACATAAGGGTTTCCACTAGGGTCCTTCATGATGCTTGCGTTGTACTTTTTTACACCGCTGTTATAACTGCCCGCTCTTCGCTGGTAGGCAGTCAGGGCGCGGTTGTAAGCGTCAATGTCCCGGGCAAGGGTTGCCATAGGTTAGACCCTAAAAGGGTTGACGACGCCGGGAGGCAAGCTGACGTTAGGGTTGACGTTAAACAATTGCTTGCTTTGGTTGGCAATTAAACCACCGGGGTTGACGTTGCCAGTGTTGGCGTCGTTGGACATGAAACCCCTCGCGGCCGTACCGCCACCGCCTGCGCCCAAAGTGTCAGCGCCAGCAATTGCGCCCAAAGGTTTTGTGCGGGTGTAATTGGTTACGCCGGCAGCAATGGCCGATGCAGCCGAGCTGTACATGCGGCCATCAGGGCCATAGACCACGCCAGAAGTGCCCGCACCCGAGTTGCTTGTGTCTATGGTTGTACCGTCGGCGTTTACTGCGCCGCCGGTAGTCCCGCCGGTGGTGGTAGTGCCTGTGCCGGTGGTGCCTCTTGCGCTTCTTGCCAACAATTCGTTGTAACTATTTTGCAGCGCGGCTATCTGCCTTTCAAAATACGTTGACGACTTTCTTTTAGTCGCTTGGTCGTAGTAGTTGTCGTACCCAGCAGCAGCTAAATTTGGGTCATTAACCGTGTTGCCCGGGGCGTACGACATATTGCCGTAGCCTTGAGCCGCAATAGTTGGGCCGTATTTTATAATAGCCTCTGTGGTTGGGGCGCCCATGTTGCCGCCGGACTTTTGGGCTAAGGCGTACACCTTATCGTAGCCGCCGGCTGCATTAAATTCGGAAGTGGGAACGCCGGTCAACATTGACCGGTGGATCATGTCCAGTGCTTGTGATGGGGTTAGGTCGGCCATAATTGATTCTCCTTAAATTCCTGAGCCAGTCTGTAAAGCCAAGTCGCGCTCAGCAGCAAACAGCTCTTTACGGCTGCGCTCCTTCATGGCGGTGTCGGCCAATTGGGCCTTGATCTTCTCAAGGCTAATGTTCTGCGAGTTGGACAACTTCAGCATTTCGATCTCACGCGTCATCTCCAGCTGCATGATTTGCAAGTCCGCCTCTTGCGCCGCGATTTGCTGGCGCACCTGTAGCTCTTGCAAGTCGCCTTGGTTCTGAGCTTGGGCTTTCTGCATCTCGGCCTGCGCGCGGAACTGGGCCACGGCCAGTGCTGAGTCGGGTGGTGGCCCTGCGGCAGCCGCCTGCTTCTGCATTTCCTTGATCTGCTCGATCTCTTCCTCTGGCTTGAACACCTCGGCCGGGTCGATGTGCTGGGCCTGCAAGGCCTTCTCGAATAGCTTCTGTGTGTCAAGGTACATGCCGTAAACCGGGTTGGCCCCAGCGGCAAGCAGGTTCAAGAACGATTGGTTCTGGATGTCACGGACCACCAAGGCGCTTGAGCCACGGGCGTCGACTGTGAAATCGCCCTTGATCTCTTCGTCGTCGTTGTACATCATGTTGTAGTCGTAGTAACGACGGATGTGCGACTTGGTAATCATGTCGTCGAACTGTTTGACAAGCCTGCGCAAAACCACGTTGGCGCTGTTCATCAACATTTGCATGCCACCGACAGTGTCTGGCGCTGCTCCCTTTTCGCCTTGCATGATAGTAGGCACGCCGGTCTCAGCGTCTGCCAGCTCGGTGGCCATCTTGATGATGCCTGCCAGCTCGGCTTGGTGTGAATTGAATTCAAAGGTTGAGAACGCCTTGCGCACGTCGTCAATGTCGTCGGTCGCGTACCAGATCTTGCGGGAAGATAGCTGCCACTGTTTGTCCGCTGGCTGGATAGCCCCGGGCTTGATAACGATCTGTGGGCCGCTGGACACGCCGGCGTTGTCCATCATCTGGCGCCATGCTGCATTCAGGACCTTCTGCTGCGAACGCATGAGGTACGGGATGCCGTAGCCCCATATTGTGCCCGCGACCTTTTCCCAGACAAAGAAGTCGTAAGGTATGTCGCCACCTTCCAGTGGGTTCATGAACGCCTTGACCACCGTGTTGTTGATCATGACAACGCACGCGCTGATGGTGCGAAGCTCATCTTTCTCGCCTACGTTTACCCCCGCAGATTCAAGGTCGTCGTGGTCCACTTCACCCCAATAGGTCCACATCTCGTAGGTCAGGCGGGTCATGTCGCGCTGGTCTTCGTCGGTCATCTCGCGCAGTGTGGCGGACTGCTTGGGCCCCTCTTCCAGCACTTTGCGCAGTTGATTTTTTAAGAACCCGGGCTGCTTGGCAAGGTCGCGGATCTGCTTGGCCGTGACCTGTTCGCGCTCGTAAAGGCCTTTGCCGTTGTGAACGTTTTCGCCGCAACCGGGATCTGGCCAAACGTTGCGCGGGTCAACGCGGAACGAGGCAGGGCTGATCTCTTGCACGATCTCAATCTGATGGACCGTCTGGCCCATGCTGTCTGTCATGGGCTGCCACGCTTTGCGTGTGCGGTTGGTGACGATTGGCCCCTTGATCACGCCGGTGCCGAGCACGGCAGAGTCGTGAATCACTTTGCGCAACTCGCTGTTGTAGTTGCACTCGACCAGCTGATCATCGATCTCGGTCTGCATGGCCTTGGCCTTCTTGGTGGCCATCTCAAGCACAGCCTTGACAACGTCACGAACGCGGACTGGTTGCCCGTCCTCACCCATGACTGGCTGGCCTTGTGGGTCCATGGCCATCTTGTTGTCTTTGCTCATGCCCATCAACTCGGGGCTTGGCGTGGGCTGTATGCCCCAGTTGCGGTCGTCGGTCGGCAGCAGAATGTCTGCAAGGCGGGCCTCGGCAGCATTGGTCTTCTGGCGCGTCATGCCAATGAACACCGTCGAGCGGTGGGGCTTGGCGCCCTGCGTGGTCACAGGGTAGCCCTGCTCCACGCTGGTCATCATCTGGCTGGCTGCCTTGTTGATGTTGTCCTTGCCGTTGTACTGGTCCTCGTCCTCAATCCAACGCTTGTCGACGCCGTAGGAGCCGCGCGAACGAATCCATTCGTCACGTTGGCCACTGAGCGAAGAGCCGAAAGATTGCAGCTTCTCCGCCTTCTTGCGCATCCGCTCTTCTGGATCTTCGTACTCGACCTCGACGTCGATTTGTTGTGGTTGGATTTGCATGGGGTTCAGTCCTCAGCTTAGTAAGGTGCTTTGGCGTAGCGTGCGTGGATGGCCAAAGTGCAGTCGATCGCAACGCTTGTGCCGCTGGTAACTGCGGGGCGAACCCACGCTGGGTTTTCGTTGGCGGTGTGAACTGCGGCTGCTGTAAAAGCCATGTTGGTGGTGCCGCTCCGCTGGGTCAGAGGATGCCAATTGGTGTTGTCATTGGACCCTTGCCATGTAACCGTGCCGCCGCCAAAGGTGCCGGACACTTGGCCGGTTAAATCGGCTGCATAGGCAATAGGTACGCCGGCGCCCACGTCGTTGGTAGCCAAGTCAGCCCATGAGGCAAGGACCACGCCGGGGACTGAGTTGCGATCGATTGTTGCTGTGATAGTAGCCATGAAAGTTTCCTCTGTTAAGGTTAATCAATACCCGGTGACCGGGTCGAATACGTTGAACTCAAGCGTCGGGGCCATGCGGCTAGAACGCATGCGGCCCTCGGCCTCTTCTTGTGTCTTGGCAAAGCGCCTCATCATCATGGCGTATCGCGTTGCTGACATCAAGTCATCGCTGATTTTAACGACCATACCGTCCTTGCGGTGGTACAGCCTGAATTCTTCAAACCAGTCTTCCAAGTGTGAGAACACGCGCAAGCGCATGGTCTGCATGCGTGTCAGCATCTCGGACAAGCCGGCCTCAACGCCGTTGCTGCCGTCTTCGAACGTAGCCCGGTTGGGCATCATGTTCAAGCCTTGGTCCTTGTACTGCTTGGCCAGCTGTTCACCAGAACCGCCCTTGTCGCGCTGCAAGCCGTCATGGGGCCAAGCCATTGGCACCCACTCGCCGCGCGCTCGTACGGCCATTGAGTGGCCAGCAATGCCCGGTTCGCTGCGTCTGTAGCAGTCGGTCACGTAAAGCGTGTCGCTGTCCTTGTCCCAAGCCATCCACACGACGGCGGTAGGGTGATCGACACCGAAGTCAATTGCCGCAATGCGCGCCCAGTGCGGCGGGATCGGGAAGGCCCGGATCTTAATCGCCTCCTCGACCACAGGAAACACACGGCCAGATCCCAAAATGGGAATGCCCTTGGCCCGGGCTTCGCGCTCGTGCTCAGGGTAGCTGGCAATGATCGCCTCAGCCTGCTCGGGCGTGTAGTGCTCGGCGTCGCTGATTGTCATGTTGGTGACGGTCGATGACATCGGCTTCTCTAGCAAGAATCGTTTGACCACTTCGGACATGCCGAGCAATGGCGTGAAGGTCACGAAGACCTGACCGGCTGTTGCCTGCGTACGGGTCAAGCCCTCAGAATAAATTGGCAGCGGTGGCTCCTCGTCAAACCACACCAGATCCACAGTGTCGGCCTGCCACTTGGTGCGGCCTTGGTCGTAGCTGTTGAACTGGATCACGCTGTCCTCGCCGCATTCGTGGCGGACCACAATGCTTGAGACCGCATCGGGCACGCCCTGCTTCATGCTGGTGTCGCGCACACAGGCAAACGGAATGGCGCCTGTGCCCCACTCTTCCCGCATCTCTGGGGGCCCGAGCAGCAAGCGCTGAATACCCTTGCGGGTCAACTCGGCCGATTCGGATCCAACCATGCACCGAATAGCGGAGTTGTATCGCTTGCCCGTCCACCACGAGGGG